CTTGAGCAACTGCCTGTGCTTGCTGTTGTGCAGCTTGAGCTTGGTGTATCTGTAGAACTTGCTGAGCTGCTTCTGCTACGTACTTAGCCATCGCCAACTCTTCGGCTTCAGACACCTCTTGCTCTGGCCCAGGTAGCGGAGCACCAACACGCTGTTCAATTTCTTGACGGTACTGGAACCCTAAGTGCTCGGCAACGTGCGCCATCATCGCAGCTTGCATCTGCTGACCCATAGGACTTTGCCCAACCATCTGTGCAATCTTAGGATCTTGTATGAATGACATATGCGTTGTGATATGCGCTTGATGATCCTGATAGATAAAGGCTTTTAGTGGCACACCCTTGAGTGCATTCATGTTCTCAGTCACCGGATCTTTGGGCTTCTGGTCATCAGGCAGGGGTACAAGTTTGTCGGCGTTAGGAATACCCAGCACATCTAACATCTGCCTATGAAGGCGGGGCATGTCATATAACTGAGGCGCACCTTGGGCTAGTTGTAAAGCGGCTTGATACTGCACAACCCGCTGAGCCATCGTCGAGGCGTTAGGATCAGACACAGGAATAACTTCTACGATGTCGTAGTCTTCAGCCTTAACCTGCGGTGTGCCATCTTGCGGCACGTAGCTGTAATCAGGTGAGGTGTACTCCCTGATGATTTCTTTGAGCAGCTTGAACTCTTCTTTCATCGCTGCATGGATGCGAGCCTGCACAGCACCCATCGTCTTTAACTGCCGCTCAAGCAGTGCCAGCGTCGTACCTACCGGAGCCTGACTCGACATATCGCTGATCTTCATATCAGCCATACCACTGAGCCTTCGTGCTTCTTCGGTGATCTGATTGAGTAGGGCTAATAAAACTTGGCTGGGTTCTTTGTAAGGAAGCGGCAGAATGTTGTCTCTGATCGCACCCCCCGGCACATCGACATCTCGCCATTCACCCGGAGCGATAGGGGTGTCATCGCCTTTGATCCGCAACCCACGAGCCTTTAACCCACCGGGAAGATTAGATAGCGACCCTGCATCCACCAACTGACGAATCAGCATGGTGCCTGCCGTGGCGTAGCCACCGATAATGTGAATCAACCCGAAGCCATAAGCACCAAACCCAGGGATGTACATATAGTGTACAAAGTGCTGGCGTGCACGTTTCTGGGGGTCGTCTTCTTTATAGTTACGCCGTATAGCCAGAACTTTGTTGGTATTTTTGTCGATAGTTATGACGTAGGGCAGTGGCAGTTCTTCTTCATACCCCGGCAAGTCATACTCGATATGCACCTCGCATATCTGATACCGCTCATCTTTAGTCGGCTCTTGGCCTTCCTTTTGCGCCTTGGCTTTCTCAATATCGGTCTGGCTGGCGTAAGGCTCACCAAGATCAACATCCCGATAAAACCCGCTTACCTGTAACTTCTTAACGTCATTCTTAGTCTTACGCATGATGTGCGTAAGGCGGTCTGTACGTCTAATGTTTGTTACACCATAAGGAAGAATGACATCCTCGGCAGGTACATAGAACGAAACTTGGCGCTCTAACGATGGGTCGTAGTAGACCTTCTTAAATGACGAACCTGCCAGCGCAACACCCCATAACGCACGTTCGTGCTCTGACCGATACTCAGGCATCTTGTCAGTTAGCTGATAATTCATATCAGCTTTCACCCGTTTACCCGCTTCTTCAATCTCAGGGGTAAACTGACCAATGATCTGCGTCTTTACAGGCCCACCTGCCGGGAATGTTTCCATGATGGATTCGCTTTGGAAGCGAATTGCAGATTCTGTAAGTAGTGTGGAGAACACCCCACAAGCACCATCCCAAGGTTCAGTTACCTCGTCATAACGTAAGCCCAGCACATCCAAACCTTTAACGTAGGTATCCGCCCAATCCTTACGCGAAGTAATGTCCGCTTCAACCATCTCCATCACATCGTTGGCAACTTTCTGTAAGTCACCTTCTTTCATGAACTCGGCTAGATTAGAGTCAAACTCTTCTTCCTCGTTTTCATCCCCCGGCTCAATCTCAAGCTCAAGCCCACCCACGCCAATCGTTACGGATTCAGGGTCTTCGATCTCAATCTCAATAGGAGCTTCTTCAAGCGCCAAGGCTTCAAGTCCTTCGGGCATCTCATACAGTGCTTTATCAATAGCCATGATTCATTCCTAACTTAAGTAGTACCCACGCTTAGCGCCACGGAACCCACGGAAGTATTGCAACTCATCGGGTTCATCTGTTGGAAGGCGCAAAAACCCGCCATTCCTAAACCTTGCTAATGCTAGCGTAGTTGCATCCACATAGTCATCATGCTCACCTGCTGGGAAAGCTGCAATCTCATCGGTAAGTTCTTCTGCCCATCGAGTGTTTGGCACCCATACTCGCCCTGACTGAATAATGTCAGACACCGAATTGAGTCGAGTTATCTTGTCGTTGCCCTTGCTGGGGGTGAACTCTGACACCGGCACACCCATCCGACGCAACTCTTGGTAAAGCGATATACCTGATACCTTCTTTTCCACGATTAATGCGTCAGGTTCATACTCTTTATGCAGTTCTAACACCTTCTTCTTTAGTTCATAGAACTCAAGCCTTGCTTTATAGGCATCTAAGAGGATGATGTTTGTCTCACCTTCCTCAGTTGTCCAGATACCCCACGTTGTACACGCAGAAAAGTCCGAACGATTAGTCGTTTCGTACGCCGTATCCCACGACTGAATAATAAAATCGCATCTTGGAGGGTCATCTTTTTCCCATACCTTCCACCATTCGCGCTTAACGATGGCACCTTCTTCAGAAGTCGGCTGTTGCTGGTACTGAGCCTGCCATTTTGAGTTAGGAAGCTCCTCTTTTAGTGCAGAAAGCTCATCTAACGACCAAAATTCAGGCCAAAGTGGGTTCCCAGAGGGCAAAATAGCAGGAAATTCGATCACTTCCCACTCATCACCCCCTCTTTGCAGCGAATTTTTGATAACTTGACCCGTTAAATCCCTCAAACCCCACCGAGTCATCACGATGACGATAGCTCCCCCCGGTTGCAGACGCTGTCTTGGGCCTGATGTGTACCACTCATAGACCTTATCGTAGATTTCTGGGTTGACTGCTGCCAGCGCAGCCTCTTGTTCCGAGTGTGGGTCGTCAATAATTAACAAGTCTGCACCCTTACCTGTCACCGCACCGCCTACGCCAATAGCAAAATACTCACCACCTTTATTTGTATTCCATCGACCAGCAGCTTTTGAATCAGCTTGCAGTCCTACACCGGGGAAAATATCTTTATAAACATCCTGATCGACAAGGTTTCGCACCTTTCTACCAAACCCAACCGATAACTCTGCTGTGTGCGCGGTCTGAATTACTTTTTTATGAGGAAACTTTCCCAAGAACCAAGCAGGTAATAAATAAGACGCGAACTCGGATTTGGTGTGGCGGGGTGGCATATTAATAATAAGGCGTTTATTTTCCCCCCTAGCGACTCTTTCAAACGCCGCAGCCATTCGCACATGATGTCTACCATCCACAAATGTAGGCCAAACCCGTTTTACAAACTTAATAAACCGATCCTTACATGCTTCCTGACCTTTTAGTTTCTCAAGCTTTCGTAACCGCAAATTTAAATCGCGCAAATCGCTTTCAGAAAACCCTGAAATATTATTTAACAATGCAGTTAAACTTGCATTATCTTGGGTGGGTTGTGAATTAATCATCGACAGGTTCAGTTATTAATTCAGCATCTAATTCTTTTAATGGGTTTGGTGTAGCTATCCCCAACTCTTCATCTAAACTTTTTATTGGCACTATATCTACGTCAGTAGCACCACCTACTAATAAGCGTTTAATACGTTCTTTAATCTCTGCTTCTAAGTCAGCAGAATTTTTATGGGTGACGGTTATCTCACTGCGCTCAGTAAATACACCAATGTCGCTGTGTTTACCTAATAACTCCAGAGCTTTTATTTCTATTTTGGTATCGCCACAGGTTGCAAGTTCTACAAGCTTAGCAGTAATAAACTGCCGCGCCTGCACAATATCTGCAAACACTGGAGAGTCGTACTTAGCAATAATCGTTCGTAGGGTTGCAGCAACCCCGCCGTTCATAAGTTCTTTTTTAGCTTTACGCGCAGGTACCCCTTTACCTGCCTGTCTAAATAACTCTTCGGCTTTGGCAGCGTCGTCGGGGTCCATCTCTAGAGGCATTCCCAACTGATTTAGTAGCAGAGCCGTATCGCCTGCAACAACCATCTTTTCTTTTATGTGCTCAGGTTCCTCTGCGGAGAGGTCAAACGGCACGGGTTTATCTTTAGTTGGTTCTACGTTCATCGCGGGAATAGGGGCACCGAGATTGAGATAGCTACTGACTCTATATGTAAATAATAATTTTGTAAAGCAAAAGGAGGTTGGGACTCCTGACGGGGGGTATTTCTATATTGAGGGGTGGGGTCAGATTGTGGAGATTTTTGTAGGG